GGGAATATGCCACTTTCCTGCCTCATCTGGATTTTGATTACGGAGCAGATATTTTGGCTCTCATATCGGATAAAGCACTATCTTACAAGAGATCTGAGGTGGATAACTCCTGGTTCGGCCGCCTGCCCTTCAAACCTAAACGAGCAACCTCCTCTAACAGGGTTCTTGAAGAGTTGCTCAAAAGGAAGGAACTAGACATGCGTGGGATCTGCGATCGCGTCTCTAAACGTGACATACCATTCGACTGGAAGATTGTGTCCGTGTGCCCCAAAGAACGGGAAATGAAACTTGAACCACGGATGTTTGCAATGATGGTACTTGAGATGCGTTCTTTTTTTGTGCTGACCGAGAAGAACTTGGCAGAGGGGATATTTTCTTACTTACCAGAACAGACGATGACAAGTGGCAAAGTCAAATTGACCGATAAGTTTTTGGACCTCACGGGGTCGCTCCACAAAAAGGACGAGGTCACCGCGATGATTGAGATTGATTTCGAGAGGTGGAACCTGAAGTTCGACAAGAGGACGGTAAATCCAACGAGTACCAGATTCGATCAGATATTCGGTACGGATCATCTGTACGACGTGATCCATGAGTTCTATGAAGAATGTCTAATCGTTCTGCGTCACGCATCCTTTACCCCCAACCTTAAGCACCATACTAAGGGAACCATCCCTGACCAACCTGGAGTCTGGAACGGGCACCCAACCGGTATGGAAGGGATATTTCAAAAGGGATGGACGGCCATCACAATATGCATCATAATGGCTGCTCTATGGCAATATGGGCTTAGGTACAGGATAACCGCCCAAGGAGACAATCAGGTGATATTTGTCACTATCCCCAGGGCAGCTGGCGAGAGTGATGATCAGTTCGCTAGTAGAATCCGGGAACTCGTCAAGCGTATGAAGATGTCAATTTCCGAGTTTGCAAGGAATGTCGGCCATAGTGTAAAACCGGAGGAGTGTTCCGAGTCCACTGCATTCACGTCTTACGGGAAGGAGCTCTGGTACCAGGGACGGGTCCTGTCCACCTCTGTAAAATCCATCTCCAGGATGATACCCTCTACTACCCCTGACAATCCCAGTGGATTTCAGATGTTAGCCAACATAGCGGCATCAGGTGCATCTTGTACAGACAGGACACTTGACACATTGTACCCATACCTCTTTACCAAGCTCATAGAGAATCTCTACATCAGGAGAGAGTTCCGTTACTCCATACTCCATAAGGATAAAATCAAAGACTCACTTGGGGGCATACTGGCCTCAGAGTCCAACCTCCAGTGGCCTCTTCTTCTGACCCTGATCCCAGGAAATCTGGGAGGTCTCCCGGTATCAACCGTGACTGAGTTC